GATGCGGCGGGCAACCGGCGCAACCTGTTCCCGTTCCACCAGGTGATCGAGGTGCCGCTGGTGCAGATGAAGCGCAAGCACTGAGATGGCTGCGGTCCTCCTGTCGAGCTTCACGGTCGGCGTCACGCAGCGCGACGGCCGGAGCTACGTCAACGAGGATCACGTCGACCAGTTCGGCGTGCACTGGCCCTACGAGTATCTGGCGGCAGTCGGGGCGGACTACGCCGCGCTTCTGGCGCTGCATGCCGACAACGTGGCGAGGGCGATCGAGCGCGGCGAGCTGAATGCCATGCTCCAGACCGGCGCGCTGCTCACGCTCAAGTACGTCACCAAGGCCGACCTCGGCAATTACTTTCGCGCCGCCTATCAGGCCGCGACGCGCGAGGAAGCCTGCCGGCTAGCGAAGTGGCTGCTTGATCACATCGACGCGGGCGACTTCACCGACGCCCAGGTGCAGGCCTTCTTCGGCCTCACGACCATGCAGTACAACGCGATGAAGGCGCGCGCCTCGACGATGCGCGACAACTACAACACGATGCTCTCGGCGGTGGGTGAGTAATGGCGAACTGGTACGTCGACAGCACCGCGACCGGGGGGACGAACAGCGGCACATCGTGGGCGAATGCTTGGCTCTCGCTGGAATCGGCGACTGCCGCGAACGGCGTGGCCGCTGGCGACAACATCTACGTCAGCAAGAACCACGCGGAGAACAAGACAACTGGGACGATCACAGTCAACGTACCTGGAACGCTGGCAGCGCCCAACAACGTGATCTGCGCCGATCCGGCCGCCACGCCGCCTACGGCGGTGGCCGCCACGGCGGTCGTCAAGGCGACCGGAAACAACGCCGTGGACATAAGGGGCCACGCGTATTTTTATGGCACTCGCTTCCACAGCGCCGATACCGCCTCGTCCGGACTCGGCATTACTCAGGCGGTAAACAATGCGGAATCGCAGTCCTACGAAAACTGCGAGTTCTACGATGGATCAACCCACGCCAACGGGAAGATCGTCGTAGGGAATACCGGGAACGCGCAAGGCGGCATGGTGCTGTGGAATAACTGCCGCGTAAAATTCTTCGCGACTGGGCAATGGATCGCTAACGCCTACGGCTGGCGCTGGAGCGGCGGTAGCATCGTCAGCGGTTCGTCGGCGGTCACGACGATTTTCCGGCCGCAAGTTCCGAGCGGTCGCTTTGGCGGCTTCCTCATTGAGGGAGTAGACCTCTCCAATGCCGCATCAAATGCCACGTTGCTCGATCTCACTGATGTGCAGGCGATGGGTGACACGAAGTACGCCATCCGTAACTGCAAACTGCCTGCGGGCTGGAGCGGGTCGCTCATGACGAATGCCCCTTCCGGGCAAGAGGCATGGCGCGTCGAGATGCACAATTGCGATTCTGGGGACACGAACTACCGGCTATGGATAGAGGATTGGCTCGGCAACATCAAGAACGAGACGACGCTTATACGGACAGGCGGCGCCTCTGATGGGATAACCGGCCTCTCGTGGAAGATCGCATCGAACAGCAAGGCGCTCTATCCCATGCTGCCACTTCGCAGCCCTGAGATTCCGCGCTGGAATGAGACTATTGGCAGCGCCGTCACGGTGACGGTCGATGTGCTGCACGACTCGCTCACAAATCTCAAGGACAGTGAAATCTGGCTCGAAGTGCAGTACCTCGGCACCAGCGGATTCCCGCTCGGGTCGTTCGTGAGTGACGCCAAGGCTGACGTGCTCGCCACCGCTGCCGATCAGACGGCATCGGGCGCGAGCTGGACCACGACCGGGATGACGAACCCGAACAAGCAGAAGCTCTCTGTGACCTTCACGCCGCAGGAGAAGGGCCACATCTATGCCGTGGTGCACCTCGCGAAGGCTAGCTATACCGTCTACGTCGACCCGAAGCTTCAGGTGAGCTGAGCAAATGTCTCAGATCCAATACGTCGGTGGGCAGGTGGCGGGGCGGGCGAACCCGAGCTCGGCTGTGCAGGTTACGTTCGCGCTCACGGGCGGACTCGCTTCGACGCCGGCCGCGGGCGACCTCGTCATCGTCACGTGCGTTACGGGATCAGCCGCCGGCAACCCGGCGATGGCGGTGACGACGCCGACGGGATACACGAACCTCGGGCAACTCAACCAGTCCGCGCAAACCAACGACACGAGCATGGACGTGTCGTGGAAGTTCATGGGCGGCACGCCCGATACCACCGTCACGATTCCCGGCACCGGGAACAATGCCTTCGCCGAGGCCTACGCCATCCAGGTGTTCCGCGGCGTCGATCCGAGCCAGCCGTTCTGCGCAACAGCGGTGTCAGCCGGCGGCACCGGCACCGGGCGCCCGAACCCGGCGTCCATCACACCCACGACGCCGGGCTCCTGGCCGGTGATCTGCGGCGGCGGCGCGGCGGGCCTCGGGGCCAGCTACACGGCGCCGGCCAACTACGCGACCCACTTCCTGACCGCGAGCGGCGCCGACACGACCGACGCCATGGTCGGGTGCGGCTACCGATCAGATTGGACGAGCGGCGCGGAAGATCCAGCCGCCTATACCGGAGGCACCACGGGATCCACGGATTCCTGGTGCGCGTATACGTTGGCCCTGCAGCCTACGGTCGACCTGCAGCCAGGGCTCCTCAGCGACGCGGATACCTTCCCTTCAGCAGCCGTATCGCTGGTGGCAGGCGAAAAGCAGCGCCAGATTCCAGGATGGCAGTTCCTCAACGAGACCGCCACGGCCCAGCGCCAGATTCCGGGTGGACCGTTCGTCAACGAGACGGTGACGGCGGCCTCTGGCGCGCAGGATCTCACGCCGTCGCTCTATTCGGACGCGGACAGCTTCTTCGCGCCGATTGTCTCCTCGAGCTACGCGCTCACGTCTTCGCTCTACACGGACGCGGACAGCTTCTTCGCGCCGGCGGTCGCGACCAGCTATGCGTTGACGGCTAGTCTCTACGCCGACTCCGACGCTTTCCCGGCCGCCACAGTAGCGCGAGGCGCGGTTGATCTCGCGCCATCTCTCTTCACAGACGGAGATACGTTCTACGCCGCCACGGTCGGGCAGGGCGGCACGACGCAGGAGCTCCAGCCGCCACTCTACGCGGACGGGGACAGCTTCCCGAGCGCGACGGTGACGCCGGGAGCGGTGAATCTGGCGCCGAGCCTTTACAGCGACGCCGATACATTCTTCTTACCGGTGGTGAGCACCGGCGCGGGGCAACTCTTCCCGGAGCTCTACCAGGACGCGGACTCGTTCTATAACGCGACGGTATTGCCGGCGGCGGTGAGCCTCGCGGCTTCGCTCTATAGTGATGCCGACGCGTTTTACGCAGCGACGGTCAGCCAGGGCGGAGCACCACAGGGGCTCACAGCATCGCTGTATTCAGACCCGGACTCGTTCTACGGCCCGGCTGTCGCGGCGACACATGCGCTGTCTCCGGCGCGGTTCGACGATGGAGATGGTTTTTACGCCGCGACGGTGAGCGCTGGGGTTGCGAGCCTCGCGCCAGCGCTCTTCGTCGATGCGGATATTTTCTACTCGCCGGTAGTCGTGCCGGCGGGCGGGGTGGCCGCGGATCTCTTCATAGATGCGGATATTTTCTATGCCGCCTCACTCGGGATTGCGACATATGGCTTCGGCAGACATGGCCTCGGAAGAACCGCTGGGCACCCGTCAAGCAGCGGAATCGGAAATACCTCTGCTCGGCCATCGAGCTATGGGATAGGGAGCACCCAAGGGCATGAATAGCCGTCCATTCGTCGATACCCATACAGCTGGGGATACTCTAGAAATGTCCCTAGCCAAGGGCAACGCCATCACGGTCGAGGACTATCCAGCTTCCGATGGCTGGACGTTGAAATACCGGCTTACTGCGCAATTCACGACGCCGACGCAGGCACCGATCGATATCGATTGCACGACCGATTCTGATGGCGCGAGCTACAAGCTGCTGGCATCAGCGGCGACGACGGGCAACTGGAAGCCTGGCTCCTATTACTGGTCGCGGCGCCTCGAGAGGGGAGCGGATCGGGTAACCCTGGAACGTGACCGGCAGCTCGATGTTCTGGCCGATCCGACAGCTACCATCCAGGGCAACGATGCACGCTCACACGCCCGCAAGATGCTCGAGCAGATCGAGACGGCACTGGAAGGCTTCGCGAGCGGCTCGACGATCAAGTCCTACACCATCGGCACGCGCTCGTTCACTAAGGCGGATCACGCGGAATTGATCAAGCTCCATTCGCGTTATCAATGGCTCGTTGCCAACGAAGATGCGAAGGACAGGATCGCCGCGAATCTGCCGAATCCCCGCAATATCGGCATTCGCTTCGTGAGGTAAGCATGCTCGAATCCTTCCGAAAGCGGCTTGCGCGGCTTATCGCGCCACGGCCGGCGAAGCCGAATGTTCGCGCCTATTACGCCGGTAAAGCTTCTCGCCTGACGCTCGGCTTCGGCTCTGCCGATTCGAGCGCAGATTCCGAGCTTTCGACGAGCCTGCGGGCCATGCGCTCGCGCTCGCGGCAACTTTGCCGTGATTCTTCATTTGCGAAGCGGGCGAGGAGCATCGTGCAGCTCAACGTCGTGGGCCACGGCGTCGGAATGCAGGCGCAGGTCATGAGCTCGCGCGGCAAGCTGAATGAGCGGGTGAACGGGGCCATAGAGACAGGATGGGAAGAATGGTCCCGGGCGGAGAATTGCCACACCGGAGGTGTGCTCGACTTCGCCGATATGGAATCGCTCATCATGGCGGAGGTCTTCGAGGCGGGCGAGGTCTTGCCGCGCAAGCACTACGTGCCTTTCGGCCCGGCGGGCATTCCCTTCGCGCTCGAGATCGTCGAGCCCGAGCGGCTGCCCGAGGACACGCCGCAGTATCCGGCGCCAGGATCGGTCGGCCAGGTGCGCATGGGCGTCGAGGTCGACAGTTTCCAACGGCCGATCGCCTACTGGGTGCGCAATAGCTACCCGGGGGACATCAAGCCATCGCTCGCGACGGACGTGGGCGGCTTCATCCGGATCCCCGCCCGGGATATGTGGCACCTGAAGCTGACCGGGCGCTGGCCGCAGACCCGCGGCGAGCCGTGGCTGCACACCGCCATGCGGAAGCTGAACGATATGGACGGGTACTCGGAGGCCGAGATCGTCGCAGCGCGCGGCGCCGCTTCCTACATGGCGTTCATCAAGACGGATACGCCGGACTCTCCCCTCGCGGAAGAGGCGAGCGACGGCACGAAGCAGACGCAGATCGAGCCCGGTATCGTCGAGCACCTGGCGCCCGGGGAGGACGTGCAATTCATCTCGCCGAACCGGCCGAATGCGGCGATGGACCCGTTCATGCGGCTGATGCTGCGGGAAGTCGCTGCCGGGATCGGCGTCTCCTACGAGTCGCTGTCGCGGGACTACTCGCAGACGACCTATTCCTCTGGGAGGCTCGCCCTCCTCGACGATCGGGACCTCTGGCGCTTCCTGCAACAGTGGTACATCCGCACCTTCCGTGCGCCGCTGCATCGGGAATGGCTGCGCAGCGCCGTCATGGCCGGGAAGATCCCTGAGATCTCCATCGACGAGTACATGCGTAATCCGAGGAAATTCGAGGCGGTGCGCTTCAAGCCTCGGGGCTGGAGCTGGGTCGACCCGACGAAGGAAGTCGAGGCCTTCAAGTCGGCGGTGCGAAACGGCTTCACCACGGTCTCGGACGTCATCGCGAAGACCGCCGATGGGCGCGACCTCGAGGACGTGCTGAACGAGCGCAAGCGCGAGCTCGAGCTGATGCGCGAGGCGGAGCTCTCCTTCGACACCGATCCGGAGAAGAAGGTCGACGGCACGCCTGCCGAGCCGGCCGCAGCCGCTCCAGACCCAAGCCCGCAGGCGCCGCCCGACGGCGAGACGAATGCCAATGACAACGAACCCCGCTCCGGCGGGGTTCTTCATTTCAGGAGGTAGGAAATGGCGAAGAAGCCCACCAAGCCAGCGGAGAAACAGGAGCAGAAGCCTGCGGAGGCTATGGAGACGCTCAAGCTGCCGCCGCTGTCGCGCGACGTGCCGATCGAGGCCGTCAGCGTCCGGGCCGAGGAGGGCGTCACGCGCCTGAGCTTCCCCGCCTCGAGCGAGACGCCGGTCGAGCGCTGGTTCGGCGACGAAATCCTTTCCCACGACCCGAAAGCAGTCCGTCTCGATCGTGCCAAGAGGGGCGCAATGCCCCTCCTTTTCAATCACGACTGGAATGACCCGGTGGGCATCATCGACAAGGCGCGCATCGAGGATTCCAGGCTGATGGTCGACGCCCACCTCTTCGACACGGCGCGGGCGAAGGACGTCGCGACGATGCTCTCCGGAGGCCTGCGTAACGTCTCCATCGGCTACCGGATTCACATCGTCGAGGAGGACAAGAAGACAGGCATCTTCACCGCCCGCGACTGGGAGCCCTTCGAGGTTTCCATCGTCACCGTTCCCGCCGACCCCACGGTCGGCATCGGCCGCCAGCTCGGCGAAGAGCTGGAGGTGCGAATGCTGGTTCGTCAACCCGCGGCAAGTGCCGCATCAATGGAGAAAGCCATGTCTGGCAAAGAGGCAAGTGCCGCCGCGGGCGAAAACGCGGACAAGCAGGAGCGCGTCGAGGTCATCGAAGACACGACCGAGTCGCCGATCGAGCGCGAGAAGCAGCGCGCGCAGGCGATCCGCAGCATGGCGGAGAGCATGCAGATCAACGACCAGCGCACCGTCCAGGGCTGGATCATGGGCGGCAAGCCGCTCGAGGTCGTGGCGAACGAGATGGTGAAGCTGCGCGCCGAGCGCTCGAAGCAGGCCGCCATCGACGTCGCCGGCATCGGCCTCACCGACTCCGAGGCGCGGCGCTTCTCGTTCGTGCGCGCGATCAATGCGGTCTTCACGCGCGACTGGACGAAGGCCGGCTTCGAGGCCGAGGTTTCCAAGGCGACCGCCCAGCGCATGGGCAAGGTGATGAACGAGCTCACCTTCGCCGTGCCGCCGGAAGTGCAGTACCTCGCCGGCGACAAGCGCGTGCTCATCGCCGCCACCGCCGCGCAGGGCGGAAACCTGGTTCAGACCGACCTGATGAGCTTCATCGACATCCTGCGCGTGCGCTCGGTGGCGCTGCGCGCGGGCGTGACCACGATGGGCGGACTGGTCGGCCAGGTGGCGATCCCGAAGAAGACCACCGCCGGATCGGTCGGGTTCATCGCGGAAGCGGGCACCGCCACGGCGAGCGAGCTCGTGCTCTCGCAGCTCACGCTCTCGCCGAAGACCCTCGCCGGCTACGAGGAGTACAGCAAGCAGTTGCTGCTGCAGTCGACGCCGGACGTCGAGACCCTGGTGCGCCAGGACCTCGCCGACGGCATCGCGGTGAAGATCGACAACGCGATCCTCTGGGGCACGGGCGCGAACAACCCGACCGGCATCCGTTATACCTCGGGCATCGGCACCGCCAACCCGACGGCCGGCACGGCGGTGGTCTACGCCGACGCGCTTCGTTTCCAGAGCACCGTCGCCGCGGCGAACGCGGGCGGGCCGGACGCCTTCACCTACCTCGCCACGCCGGCGGTCGCGGCGCTTCTCATGGGCAAGCCGCGCTTCGCGAGCCAGGGCGACACGCCGATCTGGCAGGGCAATATGTGGGAGGGCCAGATCGCAATGACCCGCGCGCTGTCCTCGAACCAGATCGGCTCGGCCTGCATGCTGGCCGGCGACTTCACGCAGGCGGTCCTCGCGCAGTGGGCGGGCCTCGAGGTCGAGGTCAACCCGTACGCCAACTTCCAGGCGGGCATCATCGGCGTGAAGGCGACGATGTTCGCGGACGTCGGCGTACGCCAGGCGGGCGCCTTCGCCATCGGCACCGGCATGACGGGCTGATAAGCAGCAACCGATACGCACGGCTAGGGTCATTCCCGAAAGCGCGGTCTCCTCCCGGCGTTGCCGTGCGTTTTTTCGAGGATGCTGAAAGAGGAATCAGCGGCATGACCTGCATAGTGGCATTGCGCCATAAAGGCGTGATTTATATGGGCTGCGACTCCGCTGGCGTGGGTGGGTGGTACG